GTGAGTTGGAAAACGCCTTTCGTCATAGGCTGGCATAACAAAGTAATCCCAGATATCAATCTCATCCAAATCCATCTTTAATGCTTTATTCAGAGTATATCTGGTACTTTCAACGGTAGATGAAGAAAACATATCAGCGATATCAAATTCCGACATCCGATGTCTTTCAATTTCTTGTAAACAGAGGCGGCTTATTCCGAATATGTTGTAATTCAACCATGTGTGTTCAGCAACACTACCATGACTATGTGGGGGTAAAACTATTCTGACTTCCGTTTCGATAGTCGCTGCTTCGTTTTTGTATGGTTTCTTGACAGCATTTACACCAACAAACTCTGGCGTGAAATGTAAAAGATCAACTATTATTTTCCGCATATTCCACCAATTTATTAAAAATTTGTAAACCAAGTTCTCTTTTTGTTGTATTATTATTTACAGACCATGTAATCATTGTGGCAAAATAGTTTTGTTTAATTTCTTCAAATGATGTTTGTTCCTCTTCGTTTGCGAATGTAACACCATCTCGGTTCATGAAGAATACAACACCACCATTGGATATGATTTCTTTAACTTCGTATTCATATCTCACATCACAAATTGCAATATAACTATATTTGGCACGATCAATTACATCAAACAAACGTTTAACCCAAATATGTTTATTACCAGTGGCTTCTTTTGCTATTCGTGACCAGAGAACCCACATTGGTCTAAATATTTTTTTAAATTCGCTTGTTGTGGTATCGACACCGTAGTTCTTACAGAAGTCAATACATGGTTTGATATCGCCTTTAAGTGAATCGGCAAAACCAACAATATTATATTCTATGTTGATTTCTTGTTCCTTTAAAAGTTTGTTTAATTCTTCTGCGGCTGTATTTTTCCCACTCAAAGCATACCCACAAAATCCAATTAATCTTGGTAAAACAAGTTTGTTACTTGACATTTTACTCCCCTATGCATCATAATGAAGGTGTTTAAAACTCGCTTGAGATGCGATTTTAACATGAAAACGTTTGCTTGTCAATAGGTTCTTTTAAAAATGATTAAAAACAATAAGGTTGAAGAAATAAGGAAGATTTTGTTAAAAACTCTTGATAATGAGGGTTTTGTACAAGAACTTCTTGAAAAATATGCCGGGAATGAAGATTTGATTCTTAAAATGATTGAAGAATCGTTTTCTGAACTTCTTGAAGAAGCAAATCCTTACAAGTGGACGCCGGTTTCACCGAATGTTTTTTTAACTGATCCTTACTACCTTGGAAAGAACCCAGAAACAGGGATTGGTGTTTGTGAAACATTACATGAACAGCTATTCAATGATTTCTGTGAATTACATGGGCCTGATTCTGAATATAATGAAGCTATTTTAACCGGTGGTATCGGTTGGGGGAAATCATTCTTTATGGAAATTTCCCTTCTGTGGCAATTGTATTTGTTGTCTTGTTTGAAACACCCACAGAAGTACTTTGAGCTTGCTTCTAACACGAAGATAACCGTAATGATCATTTCGATTACAGAAAAACAGGGCAAGAAAAACATGTTCTCTGGTGTTAAAGAAGCTCTTAAAATCATTCCCTACTTCAAAGAAAACTTTCAATATGATGATAAACGAGCTGCCGATTCATTATTATTCCCAAATAACATCGAATTGATGAGTGCAACATCGTCACACTCATCTACAATTGGTTTAAATATTTATGCGGCTGCTCTCGACGAAGCAAACTTTTTCAAAAAGGTAAGCAATTCAAAACGAGCACAGGATGCTGGTGAAATCTTCGATGAAGCACTTGTACTCTATCAGAGTGTTCGTAGAAGGTTGGATGCTCGTTTCTTAAAAAAAGGCCATAAGCCGGGAATCTTTTACATAGGTTCATCTAAAGTTTACCCAAATGACTTCACAAGTGAACGCATTAACAAAGCGATGGAACTTGAAAAAGAAAAAGGCAAGAAACAATGCTTTGTCATGGATTACAACTTATGGAAAGTTAACCGCGAACGTTATTCAAAAGATGAATTCCGTGTAGAAATTGGTGGATTGAATAGACGAAGTAGAATCCTTGATGAGTGGGATCGAGATATTGTAGGCGAAGTTATCCATGTTCCAATGGATTTTTACGATAAATTCCAAAGCGATATCGACAATGCGATCCGCGATATCGCCGGTATTGGTATCTACACGGTTCAACCATTTATCGGCAATAAAGAATATATCGGCAAGATGTTCCAATCTGGTACAGAAATGGGTCTTGAACGAATATTTAGCGTTGATGTTGCCACACTTTCACCAAAGCCTGAATATATGGCATTGGAACACCTTCTGAATGTACCTGTAAGGAAACCCGGCCATATTCGTTATGTAGGGGTAGACATAGGTTTAAAGAAGGACAGGTTTGGTATAGCTGTTGGGTATATTGATGGTATGGAACAAGTAGAACGAACTTATTTAGATGCAGCTACACAAACTATGAAGGTTTACAAGGAAAAGATGCCTAAGTGTGTTATAGAGCTATTATTGAGTATTAAGAAGGAAGAAGAATTTGGTGAAGTAGAACTTGGTCGTGTTCGATATTTGATTTTCCAAATGATCAAGAATGGCTACAGAATACGATTGGCATCTATGGATGGTTTTCAATCGGCAGACTTTTTACAAATATTGAAAAGAAACAATATTGAAGCTGTTTACATCTCAATGGATAAAACAACAGAACCATACGAAACATTTAGAACCGCGTTATACGAAGAGAGGATTGCTTCAGTATATCATCCTTTATTAGAGTTAGAATTGAATGAACTTGAAAGGGATTATGTTAAAGGCAAAATTGATCATAATGTAAGGGGCTGTTTATTAGGGGATACAAAAATAAAGTTGCTGAACGGCAAACATGTTCCAATATCTGAACTTGTTGGTCAAGAAAATGTCGAACTTTATGGATGTAATGAAAATGGTGTAATTGTTCCAACTGTCGCAAAGAAAATATGGGAAACTAAGAAGGTTAAAGAATACTTAGAAATCACTCTTGATAATGGTGAAGTTGTTAAATGCACCGTGGAACATCCATTTATGATGAGAGATGGATCATACAAACGCGCAGATGAATTAGTTGAAAATGATTCATTGATGCCGTTCGGCGATATTTGTGTTGTTTCATCTGTTGATAAAATATTTCTTGACGAAGAAATCCCTGTGTATGATATTGAAGTGCCATTAACAAGTAACTTCGGTTTAAGCGCAGGAATATTTGTACACAACTCAAAAGATTTAAGTGATGCCGTTGGTCAGATTATTTACCACATGCATATAAATCCGATGTATAATGAAACACCACTAATGCCTGTTGCAATTCATGATGGTTCTAGTGTATCATCAAGGGAATCGTTGGAAGATACTCTCGAAAATTTTAATAAATGGGTTCAGAAGGGGTGACAAGATGTTTGACTCCATAAAAAAATGGTGGAATGGTAAGAAAGAAGCAGAACTTGAACAGGCTCGTAATGAAGTTCGAATGGATATGCTTGAAAAGTTCAACAGTCAAATGGCTTCCCCCAAGAGCCAAACAGATGATGTAGACACGATGTTCAATTGGGAAAACTACATCGAAACCAAGCTTGAACGCAATGCAAGTGATAAACGAAAGTATCTTGATTATGATTTGATGGACGAAGAAGTACCAGAAATATCTGCTGCCCTTGATGTAAACGCAGATTTTATTGTTTACCCAAGTGATACATCAAAGACAGAGATTTTTAAAGTCACTCACCAAAGAAACTCTGTTCAAAAGAAAATTGATGAGATTACAAACAGAACCAACATGCAGCAAGAGTCTTACACAATGGTTCGTAATGCTCTTAAGTATGGGGATAACTTCGAAGAATTGATTGTAAACAAGGATAGAAATAGAGTCCTTGGTTTCCGTCATATATCTGTTAAAACAATGATTCCGAATGTTGAAAATGGGAACCTTCTATCACCCGCATATATGCAGGTTAATGATGTTGGTAAGACAATTGCCACACTAACAGAAGATGAAGTTTTTCACCTTTGTTTGGCGTTGGACAGAAACAAATATGTGAAGTACCGCAAAGGCACTTCAATGCTCCAGTTTGCCAGACTTTCATACCGTCAGTTAAGATTGATGGAAGAAGGTTTGATGATTACAAGACTTTCAAGAGCCAATCAACATTATGCAATCGTTGTTGATGTTGGTAATTATGAAGGCGATGAAGCTCTTGATTATGTTGATAAATACAAGAAAAAGATTTTCAGACGCAAATACATTGACCAGAGAACAGGCCAATGGTCATGGGAATACAACCCACTTTCGGTAATTGAAGATATCGTTGTTCCTACCAGACAAGGCTCAGGAGCCAATGTTATTCCTCTGAACAACGCAAATATGGCAGGTAAGAACATCGAAGATATCAACTATTTCCAGAATAAGATGATCTTCGCTACAAACACCCCAAAGGTTCTTATTGGTAAAGAAACAGATGTGAACTCAAAGTCAACCACAGAAACCCAGATGACCGGTTTCTTACGCAAGGTTCGACGGTTTCAATCAATTCTTGAACCTCAAATCAAACGGTTTTACATCAGTGCTCTTGCTCTTGAGGGTGTTATTGTAAAACCAGAAGATTTGAAAATGACTTGGCCGATTTCTAACTTCATTGATGAAGAAAGACGTTGGAGAATTGAAAAACTCAAACTGGATTGTGGTTCAATGTGGGCTGAACTTGGTCTTGCGGATGACCTGTTTATTTACACAGTTATCCTTGGTATGACTGAGGAAGAAGCTCTTGCATTACAGAAGAGACTTGATGACATAGAAGCAAAACATCAAGACGAAATTGATGACCTTCTTATCAATGCCGATGACCAAAGCGATAAATCGCCTGATGACTTTGAGAATGGCACTGATACAGATGCAGATAAGAAGAAACCTGTTAAGGCCAAGAAGAAAGCAGAAAAAGAATCAGACGAAGACGACCGGGAAGCTACAAAAGAAGAATTGCTTGGTTTCATGCAGAAAAAGCTTGGTGAAGCTAAGTTTAAAAAATGGATGAAGATTCAAGATACTCTTGATAAGAACCCGGACATGAAACAGATCGTTATCGAGCTTATTGAACTGACACAGGCTAAACTTTTCGCATGAAACACAACGAAGAAAAGTTTTCTAAAAGCTTTTTAACACGGAATAATGCCGTGGGGATTACCCACGGCACTTCGTATTTCGATAAATCGAACACCGTGAAAACATTCATGAGTGCTAAGAAAAGCTATAAAAAAGAACTTTTCCGTAACATGAACGCGCTGATGTCTGGTAAGATTACAGAAGATGAGTTTAATAAGTTACAACAGAAAACCATTAAGAATCATTTTACATCGGCTTTCTTGCTTGGAAAACAATTCAATCAGAATACAGAAACAACACTGAATGACAAAGAACGTCGAATGATTGTTTTTCAAACGACAAAAGAAATGGATTTCATGAAGCGGTTTGCTAGTGATATTCAAAATAGAACTGGTAAGATGGATTATAAGCGGCGTATGAATATGTATGCTGATGGTCTTGATCCAATGTTTAGGTTCGCAGACATCGCATATTTGCCAGAAAACATTGAAATCCAGTGGGTTCTTGGTGTAACAGATAAGCACTGTTTCGATTGCTTATTTTTTGCAGCAAGAAGTCCTTACACAAAGAAAACACTTCCCGGTGTTCCCAAAAGCTGCAATTCTTCCTGCCTCAACAACTGCTTATGTCGTTTGGTGTATTATAATGGTGGTGTAAATACTAATTACACAAACTTCATTCTTGATAATTACACAGAAGCAAGAAATGTAATTCCAACACTTGAACAATATACAACAATGAATGATAAGCTGCTTGCTTATTATCAGACAAGACTTCGCTATGAAGTCACTGGTATTGCGGATTATATGGACAACGCAACAATGATAAAAAATGAATTGACATCATTTATAAAGGAAAACGACCTTGCTGTAAATGTTAAATTCACTGTTGCCGATATGTTACATGAAGCCAGACATTATAAAAAAAGCACAAGATTTGATTTCTTGGAAAATACAAAAGATGTTAAAGCTGGTGCATTTGTGGCGACATTTATTGGCAATACACATGTTTATGGAAAAGTGACATCTGTTACTGGAAGTAAAGTTGTTGTTGACACTTTATTCGAAAAGGGATTAACATTAGATACATTAACAGATGTAATTTTTAAAGACAATTCTGATGATTATTAAAGATGAGTTTCTTGAATATTTGAGTTGTGTTTAATTATCTGGTTTCAATATCGACAAAGAATAGGCAGAAGATGGGAAAATCAAATACATTAGAAATCCAGCAGGACAAAGTTTGTACGATGTTGCAGGCATCGAATAAGCAATCCCAACCTGTAAAACACAATTATATTTTAGAGTCTCATCATACAAACAATTCCTCTGGTTTTTGGAATAACAAACATTTGGAAATAACAAAGAAAATGTGGTTGCCTACAGAAATAAATTCTGTAGATTTGAACTTAGACATGTTAAATATATCTTCTCTAAATACAATAACAAAGTCATGGTTCTCGATGATATTAAGAGTTCCTAACCAAAATTTACATTATTCTCCTATCGAATTTACAAACTCAGGAAATATAATAAAACGTTCAAGGAAGATAAGATTTTACCCAACAACAAAACAAAAAATTCTGTTGTTTAAATGGTTTGGAGCATCGCGTTATTCTTTTAATAAAACAATTGAATACCTAAGACAGCCTGATACAAAAGCAAGTTGGTATGGTATTAAGACTGATTTGATACATAATTTACCAGAATGGTCTAAAAATGTTCCTTACCAAATTAAATCAATAGCAATTAAAGATGCTTGTCTAGCTACTTCCAATGCTAAATTAAAGTTTAAACAAACTGGACAAATACAAAAAGTTAAATTTCGTTCTCGGAAAAATGCAGATTTTAATCTGTATATTCCAAAACAATCACTGAGCGAAAACGGTTTCTATCACACATTAACTGGTATTATGAATATTAGAGAAAAGGTAGGAGAAGCAAAATATGATTGTAGGGTAATTCTTGAAAATGATCGGTATTTCCTTATTAAACCGGAAGATAGAGCTGTTAAACAACCTGATAACCAAAGGCTCCCTGTCGTCGCTCTTGATCCCGGTGTAAGAACATTTCAAACAATGTATTCTAATGAACTTGTTGTTAAAGTTGGTAATTCTGATTTTTCTAAGATTTATAGATTGTGTTACATATTAGATTCGTTGTATTCAAAACGAAAGAAAGAATCTACACAAAAATACAATATAAAATTGAAAAGAATCAGGTGGAAAATTAAAGATTTAATTTCTGAGATACACCACAAATTAGCATTGTTTCTTGTTAAAACATATGAATGTATTTTAATACCATCATTTGAAACATCAAACATGGTTACAAAATTGAATTCTAAAGTAGCCAGAGCTATGCTTGGGTGGTCACATTATAGATTTAAAAGCTTTTTAAAATGTAAAGCTGAAGAATATTCATGTAACGTTATCGAAGTTAATGAATCTTATACCAGCAAAACATGCACTAATTGTGGTAAACAACAAAACATTGGTTCTAAGAAGATTATGAAATGTTCTTGTGGATTAGAGTTAGACAGGGATATTAACGGAGCCAGAAATATATTTCTAAAGAATGTATCTCTGGCGTTGAAAGATTCTTCCATAACAGACGTATATTCTGCTATGAACCTCAGTTAGCAACTGGTAACAGTTGTTAATGGAAATGAATCGGACAATTCAGATGACGATTAAAGATGAATTTCTTGAATATTCGAAGGGTATTAAGTTGTCAGGTTCTAAATACCTACAGCGAATAGGAACACCCGGAAATTACATCTATGTCTATCCGGGCAAAAAAGCTCTAACAATGAATCGCCGCCTGA